TAATTCTAGTAAGGTCTTTTTCCTGTACGAGAACACCTGGTGATACTTGAAATGCCATTTAGGTTTCTCCTTTTAATTAGCTAATTATTTTAAAATATTCAATAATCATAAGTTTTCTTATGCCCATATTTAAAATTCAATCTTACTGATATTTATAATATACTAAAACTACACTAGTTTCCCTTGTGTACGACAGGATGCCACACTGTACCATACTCATCTACCTCTACCTTTTCGTGGTCTGGTGTTCCGTCATCTACGAAACCAAATGGCGCCATATCCTGTTCAATTAATTGTTGTTGTTCTTCGTATAACATTTGTCTTGCATTTGTATCAGTCATCTCTTTGAAGAATGGTTGATTAGATAACCAACCAAATATGACTAAACACATCATCAAATCGTCTGTACTACCCTCATCAGCCTGCCAAGATTGACCTTTTCTTATAAAGGTAGACATCTCTTCAATGATATTAAAGTCATTGATGAAAACCTTATCACTCTCAATGAGAGTTTTGATATTGGCACAACCAATCTTCTTAATCTGTTTGGTCATTTTTACACCAAAGCCTGAACCTCTACCTGAAAAACCAGCACCTAGTATTTGACCTGCACGACCTCTTTGTGTGGTCATCAATAAATTGTCATACTCTAGTTCAAACTGTAATGCCTCTGCCACCTGTTGACCTAAGTCATTTGTCTCAACTAATACATGGGCATGATTGAATGCTTTACATACTCTGTCGATTGTGTGTGGAAACAATAAAGGTTTAATATCATTGTTACGAAATTTGGCAACTATCTTAAATGGCATTTGTGTCACATCCATAATTACAAATGCTGAATAATCTTTTGATACACCTCTGGCGACATCAACTGTACATACATATGTACTATCTTTTTTAGGTTCTTCGTAAACATCTAAACCTGCATTTGATGTTAAAGGGTCTAAGTATGCCATGTTTTTAATTTTAGCAGGACTGATAAGTGTATTAACAGAACCTAAAAACTCACACTCAAACTCTTGTTGAAACTGCTCAGGTGAGGTGTTTCTAATTGTTGCTTCTTTCCAGGCTTCATCTCTACCTGGTACCTCTGACCAATGTACTTCAATTGGTATGTAATCATTTCGTTTATTCTCTGCATCTGTCCATAGTTTATAAAACTGATTCATACCGTATGGTGTAGATACGATAATCATTTTAGTTTTTTGTCCAGATGAGATTGTAGGATAAACAGCACTGAAAAACATCTCTGCTATATTAGCAGGTACGAAAGCAAACTCATCAAGGAAGATAATGTTATAAGAACCACCTCGAATGGCACTTGAAGATGTTGCAGCCGCCACAATGACAGACTTATTTTCTAATTCAATATTACCTTTATTCCAGTTTATAACTCCTTGTTGCATCCACTTAGGTAGATTTTCGTATGCAAGTTGCACTCTACTTAAAATATCTCTGGCAGTAGAGGATTTGTTTGCTAGAATAGCAATATTGGAATTGGGATTGAATAGGGCATAATGCAATAGATATGAAACAGTAGTGGTAGACTTACCACTTTGTCTAGGTAATTTGCAAATTGTGAAACGGTTGTCATGGATTGTCCTTACGATATGTTTTTGAAAGTCGTACATTTTAAAAGGCACTAGTCCCTCATCTAATGACACAATACGAATGTAGTTGGTCATAAAATAGATAGGGTCACCAGCACACTTTTGGTATTCTAAAATTTGTTCTTTTGTAAACTCAACTGGTGTGTTTACTTTTTTAAGATTCGGATTACCTAGATATGCGTCACTCATTGATTATAACTCCTTCAATATGTGTGTAACCCAATTGTATGGCAGCTTGCACTCTTTGACTGCCTCTGAAAACTGAATATTCTTTTTCTGCATAACTTTTACCACCAACACCTTTTCTAGGTTGTGATGAATATGCATGTTTTCTAACTTCTATTGGATTTTGCAACTCTTCACCATTTAATAATTCTGGCAAAGGTGTCATAGATTTAATATACTGTATTTTATTTATTTCCAGTATTATCTTTTGAGTTGACTGTAGTTTCGCCTTCAATAACTTCATCATCTTTCCTATTTAACATTTTCTGTAACTCAGCAGTTGAACCTACAAACAAAGCATTTTTAATTTGTGTGTTTGCTGACTTAGGTAATTCTTTTAAATCTTTTAATTTCTTTTGTAAATCTTGTAGTTTATCTACTGTCTGTGCAACTTGACCAATCAATTGACCAGCAACCTCATATGCTCTAGGGTGTTGTCCCTCTTTTGCAATATCTAAAATACCTTCGATTGCTTCATTACCTTTATCTATAAGATTATAATAATTATCTCTACTATTGACATAATCATTATCTACATCATCTTTAGATTCGTCCATCTTTCTAGGCACAGGTGCTGGTTGTTCAAACTGAGTAATAGAAATCTTTTCTTCTTTTTTTTCTATACCTAAAATCTCATTCACATTATCTTCTAATTTGCTCATTGTTAACTTTCATTATCCGTCTGTAATTGTAGTTGTAAATCCAAAGTCATCATCTGCATCTGCTGAAGTAGGATTTGGTGTAATCACAATTCTCTGTTCAAAACTTGTTAATGTAGTATCTACATCTGAATATAAATCTGATTGTGCTTCTTTAATAACTTTCTGATTTGACATAGGTCCATATAAGTATGTCTTAGCAGTAAAACTCAATGTATAAATCACAGCTCTTCTTTGAGTAAATTCGCCGTTATATGAATCTTCATAGTTAACACTATTTAAAACAATAGGCACATCTCTTTTTATATCCATTTCAGGTACAACATTCATTGTAACTGTAAATTCTGGTTGAAAGAATGGTAAAATTTGTTCTATGATTTGCAAACCATTTTCAGCAGTAGCAGTAAAAGTATATAGACTAAAATTGATATTATATGGCACTGGTGCATAATTAAAGTTTTGCACTTTACCATCTTCATTTGATTTTACTCTAATAGTTTTTTGCATCTTATTAATTTTTCTACTAGCATCATAAGATAAACCAGTTATTTCAAAACCCATTCTAGGTAATGTGACTGCAACTTCTCTATCTGATTGTAGATTTGCTTGTTGTTCTAGTCTAACTAAAAACTTTTCCTTTGGTGCATAGGCTAAAGGCACTCTAATTCTTTTTGTTACTGCACCTGTACTACTAGTGTTTTGAATTATTACATTATTAAATATTTGACCAAATCCAATAGTTAACTTTCTAAGTCCTTCGTTATAAAAATGAGTTCCAAACATTATTCGTCAACCTCTCCAAATGGATTTCTTTCTGTAAAGTCTAATATATCATCTGCTGTAGTTACAGTATCATAGCCTGCTTCAGTATTCATATCTAAGTTACCTGCATATGGCGACTGTGTTTGTATATTAGCTTCAACAAATGTTTCTTGCATTAATAATGCTGGTTGACCTGTAGAATAATCGTGATAATCTTCTAATACGATTGAACCTGCACCTGTTAGTATTTCTTGACCATACTCTAATGTTACTTTGTGTTGTAATTGGTCTAATGTATATTTGTCTTCTACTTGGTCTAGTATCTCATTACCAGTATTGATTTGTTCGTTTGCATATTCCCAACGAGTTACTTTTAATTTGTAAACAGGTAAGTTACCTAATTGATAAAATGGTTCTTGGTCTTCTACGAATTGAATTTCAAAGTATGCATTTAATAAAGGAACAAAAACAATGTCTCCTTCATTTGGTCGACCAGTTGCCGTAAGTGTTGCTTTACTAGCTACATGGTCTTCAAATCTTCTCTTAGATAATACAAGTGTAGTATCATCTCTAATTTCTAAACCAAACTTATTAATGATTTCATTTTCACCAGCAAATCCTTCAGTGGTTTCAAAATACATTTCAAGTAAATATGAATCATCAAATGTACTAGATGTATCTTCGCCTAAAACTAAATCTCTATTGACAAGTGTACGAGGTAAATAATAGATATCTTGACCGAATATCTTTAAAGATTCGATTATAATATCCTCATGCAATCTCTTTTCAGAGGTATTGCCGATTCCTCTACCGCCTTGAAAATAGTGATTTACTGCCATGATTTTTTATCCAATCATCATTGCTGGATTTAATTCAAAGGTACTTCTAATCTCTTGTTCTAACTTTTCAATGTCAGATAATGCCTCTGAATAAATTTGTCTTCCATTTAATGTAACTCCACCAATCATTGCTACACCATCAAACTTAGATAGGTTAGCACCCCATTGTTTTTTAAATAATGCTGTAACATATCTCTTTAAAAATATATCGTTAAATACATCTGTGTGTACTGTTGGATCCATTTTTCTATATGCTTCTATTACAATGTATTCACCGACTTGCAAATCATTTGTCCAATCCATGTCAATATATAATCTATTGTCATGTTGATTAAATCTCAATGGTTTCTCACCAACTAAAACATGGTCTAAGAAATCTAAGTGTCTTAAAACCACATCATAATTGATAACACTTGTAGATGAAAAATCATACAAGTCATTTAATCTCATTTGATATCTTACATCAAACAAATTCATATTCGATTTGTTTGAAAACGGAAATATGTTAATTACTGATAATACACTTTCAGGTACAACGATAAAGTTGTTACCTTCTTTCCATGATGTAGTGACACCGTTCTTAGTGATTGACTCTGTAGAATCAGCAGTCATTCGTGTCTTATCGGCTGAAGTGTATTGATACTTTAAATATACTCTTTGAATACCATCATAGTGGTACTGTGCGAAATATTGTAATGCCTCATCCAGTCTATCTTCTAACTGGTCATCATCTGCGTTAATTTCAATAACAGGCTTACCTAACGCTCTTAAAGCATATTGTTTTAAATTTTCTCTTGATGCTGGTTCTGCCATAATTGTCTACCTTTTCTGGTATATTTATAAGAATTATTATATCTTCGGAAAGAGATTGTCTTGGCAAAACAATTTAATATCTTTTTCAGGTAAACCAAGTGATTGCATCACTCTAGGCGTATGTGGGTTCTTTTGTTGATGTTCACAGTAATAATTCTGTGCTTTTATAACATCTTCTCTATCGGCCTCACCATGATGTGTTCTAATCTTGTCTATGTAATTTGCTAGATTT